CATCGTAGGACTTTGCTGCTTTATTCAGGTCCTCCAGCGTGACCCAATCCATCATGAGACCGGACACGCCGTGGATCATGAGCATTGAGCCGGGGTACATCTGGACCTCATCCCCTGCCATCGCGATGACAGAAGCCGCGCTCGCCGCGATGCCCTCGACGATGACCGTCTTATGAGCATCCAGCGCCTTGAGTTCGTTGTGGATTGCCAGACCGGTATACAGATCGCCGCCGCAACTGTTGATTTTGATGACGACTTCTTTGGCAAACTTTGCCGCTTCCAGGTCCTGCCGGAAGGTCTGCGGGCTGATGTAGTCAAAGTCGCCGACATCTTCGAGGTACCACTTCGGCACCTCACTGCCCCAGACATCGCCGTACAGTTCGATTTCAGCAGTCTCGCCGTCGATCATCACATTCCAGAATTTCGGTGTCTTATTCATTGGGTTCATTCACCTCTTTTGGTTCAAGTACTGCCCGCGCTTCTGCGAGCTTCTCGTTTTCGCGTGCCAGCTGTTCAACATTCGCATCCCACTGACCACCGTTCAAGCGGATGGTGGACTGTTCGCGAGTACTGAAGCCCTCTGCGACCGCCATCGCTTCCGCGTTGATCTCTTTCGTCGGGTCGAGCTGTCCCTGAGACGGGCCGATCCATTCGCACCCAAGCCAGGCGGCCCGGATCGCCGGGTCGGCGAAAAAGCCTGGTGCTGCCACGCGGCCAAGGGCTACGGCTTCACTCAGCCAGATCGTATAGATAGGCGTACAGAAATCATTCGCGAACCACTCGCGGCGCATCTTGAACGCCTTCCACGCTTCAAGCAGCGCGGCACGGCTCGCCGAGTAGGACGAGTTGAACGATTTCAGTAGGAGGTCAGCCGGAATCTCCAATGCCGAGCCGATCTGTTCGCATACGGTACGCTCGAACTCATTGAAACCGGTCGCCGGATGCTTCGGGTCTCCGAAGATGACGTCTTCACCCGGTTTCAGAAAGTTGACCTGTCCCGGACCCATTTCGTACTCATTTGGGTCGACAGACTTTTCCGGTATCGTCGAACCAACTTCATTGAAAGGGTTCTCCGCCGGATTGGTCTCTGTCTTGATGAACGCCGTGAAAAACGCCTGGATCATTGCCGCCGCCAGCTCTGCTTCGGTATATCGCCGAAGCTGGAGAAGTGGCTCGATGCATTGCGACATATACGGAACACCGCGATACTGATCCGGCCGTTCACTTTCCATGACGTGTAGGATATTCGGAAGTCCGGTCCGTTCCCCATACGCTTCAACGCGTGTCCATTTGGTCGGTTCGGTCGTTCCTTCAAAGGGATATGTGCTGCGGAAGTGGTAGGCTTTCACCATCCCGCTCCCGTCGACTTCGACGCCGTCATAGATGAGGTTCCCGTTTTTTGCTTTTCCAGTAGTCGGAAGAAGAGGGGAAAGGGCAACGGAGCCTTCTTTCGGAGTCGACACGAGATCTGCCTCCATTATGTGGAGGCGCAGAGTGTACGGACTGACCGGAGTCGGTGCATACCGTTTGACCAAGGCGAACACATCTCCGGACATCAGCCAGGAGACCAACGCCAGCTGTTGCATCTCATTGAAGTCGTTCATGCCGGTCGCATCACATGCGTTCTTCGAACCGGCCCAGAGACGAAACTCTCTCTCGACGTTTTTCTGCCAGGCACCTGCCTGTTCAGCCGTAAGGCCGAGGACTTCACGGTCGATTCTCGACTTCAGCTGCAGACCGAGACCGATGACGTTCGTCCGATTCGTCTTGATCGCCGAGGTCGCCACAGGCGAAGCCATATAGAGCATTCTCGATCTCTGCCGGAGGGTGTAGTTGTTGTTATTGATATCCTCCGCCGGTGATCCGGAATGTGCATCGAACCCTTTGACAGAGCGCTTCTGGTGCGAAGCGCCTGCCTCCGAGTAACCTTTATTGACCGGCCTTTTTACTTCACTCAAGTTTTCACCTCCCTGAAAAAGGGCATAAAAAAACGGACCTTATGAGGTCCGTTGATTCTGTTTTACCAATCTCTCGGCAGGACACCGACGGCTCGGCGTGGTTTCCGGCAACGTCGTTCGTCCATAGCTTCGAGTTGTTCCTCCAGGTCTTCGATTTCTTCCATGAGGTCCTTGATGATGGACCGGACCTGTGGAAGAGAAATCGACTGCCGTTGCAGTGATCTGGAACCGATCGTATATGCGGTGACATAGTCTCCTTTGATGAGCGCTGTTTGGATTTTCAGGCACTCTTCCAGAAGAGCCTTATCCGACTCCAACACCTGAACGATGTACTGTCTTTTCTTCACTTCGTCACCTCTTACCAATCGCTGAACATCTCAGCACGTTTGTTTTTTCTCTTCGGCCTTGGCGCCGGAGCCTTGGACTCTTTCTTCTCGTTGAGCCCCTTCAGTCGTCTCTCAACGGCATCCATGTCGGGGTTGATGATCTTCAGAGCGGCCATCGCATAGTTTCGGCAGTCGAGTGCTTCGTTCCGCTCGTGCCCGGGAATCTTTTCCCATCTCCATACATCGCCGCGGGACGTGTGTGCCAGCACCATCTTCTCGGAGAGAAGTCCGTTGAAGTAGTTCATATCGTAACCGGCATCCGGATCAGCGGAGAAGTGCATGTACTTCGGACCGGGTTCTTCGACCTTCAAGGATGACATGATAGAAGCCTTCCCAGCATCAACACCGAGTGTGTACAACCAGCAGGTCTTCCGTTTGTTGTCGCGAATGGCCACCTTGCTCGGAGGGGATATGTACGGAACACCGTCGCCGCCTTTGCCTTTGATGGCGAAGAATCGCTTCCCCTGCCTCTTCTGGCAGTTTTCATAGACATCTTGGGTGAAATGTCCGCCGGAGTCGACGCAGAAGATGGAGACCTTCAGGCCCTTCCCGCTCTCGAACTTGAAGACATGTTCTGCAAGGTCATCGAGACGGCTCCAGACTTCTGCCGTGTCCGGTCTGCCCATGATGACACCCTTCTGGATGCCCCAGGTCTCGCCATAGTGGCCATGCCCGACCACTTCGTATTCAAGACGGTTGTCCTGTGTGTCGACCCCGCAGGTCAGCACGAGAACGCCGTCCGGAAGTTCAACGGCCGAGCCGTCCGTACGGCGGCCGTAGTCTTCTCTTCTCGCGAGCGCCTCGTCTTCATCGACGAGGTCGCCTCGGTCTTCCCACAACTGACCGAAGAGAGTGTTATATACAACCTTCAACAGTTCCGGGTCGTCCTTCGCTTCTAGGAACCGGAGGCAGATCGTTTCCCACGATGTCCAGGGCGATGCGAATGCCGTCAACCAAAAAGACCGAATGCCATTCTGCAGCGCGTTGATGTTATCGGCGATCCACATGGCCGGTTGCCGGCGCATCTGGTGTTCGGTGTGAACGCAGCCACAGTTCGGGCACATCCAGTGCACCTCGCCATCGATAGTCCAGGTCTTCTTTCCATGGACCCGCTCCATCTTCGGCTCGAACTTGATGTCGTTGAACTTGATTTCGGAATACTCCCCGCAATCGGGGCATCTGTGGCACCAGTGTTCCTGTGTGCCGGTATAGAAAGCTGCTTCTATTCTCGAATCACCTTTGACGGTCGGAGTCGAGACAAGCAGCGTTTTTGCATTGTAGAATGTCGTCTGCCGAGCCTTCGCAAGGCTCAACGGGTCACCTTCGCGGCCGGCAGACCGTGCGAAGCGATCCACTTCGTCGGCGATGACGTACCGCGCCGGCGTCGATGCGAGCGCTGAGGCGCTGTTTGATCCGGTGACCGTCAGCATCCCTCCGGGGAACGACTTCTGAAGGATGGTCGAAGCGCTTTCCCGTCCGACCTTTGTCTCCTTGACTTTGCTGCGGATGGCAGGTGTGTCCTCGATCATCGGGGCCACACGGAGTCTCGAAAACTTTTTCGCATCGTCGACGGTCGGATGGATGTACAGGATGCTCGCAGGGTCCTGGTCGATGATATATCCGATGCAGTTCAGTTCAAACTCTGACTTTCCGACCTGAGAAGCTGCAACTACAGAGACTTCTTTGACATGCGGATCGTTGAAGGCATCCATGATGTCCTTGAGGTACGGAGTCCGAGATGTTCTCCACTGCCCGGGCTCTGCGCTGGACACAGAGGACAGTTTCCTGTATTTGTCCGCCCACTCTGACACGGTCAGGTTCTCCGGCGCCTTCATGCAGGCAACCGTCTCTCCTATGACGCGGTTCAGGCGCTTTCGATTCTTTTCATCCATCGTCTTCGTCCCGCTCCCGCCAGCCTTCCCGCTCCCTGACTTTCTGTTTGTAGAATTCAGGATCATAGTGATAGTGCGAGAGCGTATTCAGTGTGTCGTTGACAACCTCTTGGATCAGTGCGGAGGTCTCCATAGCGGTTTGCGCGTTGGCAGTATCAACTGCAAGCCGCCCTGGGAGAGCGAGAAACGCTGCCCTCGCAGTCATAGCGAAGTCTTCGAAGGCTTCCGCCACGTCTTCGGAGCGGTGAACATTCCCGTTCAGTTCGGCCAGTTCCAGTTTTGCAATGGCAGCCCTCGCAGTCTTCCAGTCAGCGTCCGCTTTCGCTTTCCGCTGGTTGTCCGACAGCCCAGCATCCTCTTTGAGGTCCGGACTGTTCCTCACCTTCATAAACATGCGGACTGTTGGCTCAAGATCAAACTTGTAGCCTCCCGCTTCTTTTTTCGCTGGGAGTAGTTCGTCTTGAGCAAGCTGGCGAATATGCCGTGGCGTCACGTTGAAAAGCTCCGCTATCTGTTCTGTTGTTCTCCAAATCGGCATATGTTTTTCCTATTATTTCAGGCAGGAAGGAACCTGAAAAACTGCTTTCAAAAAATAATCGATTTTTGCGCCCGCGAGCACCACAGCGGGCGTCTCTCTGTCACAGTACCTACGTTGTTTTTTGGTTTTCTATTATTCATCAAGGTGTTACATCTTCTTAAGGTGTATTTAAAGTATTATTAGTATTATTTAATTGTAAAGAATACCAATTCACTATAGCATCAGCATATAAGGAGGTGAGCATAGTGAAGACCATCTTCAATATGATCCATTCGTTTGTAATCCATCACAAAGCTTTTACTGTTGTGGTCATCATTGCTGGCCTCTTAGTATTCCATAGTGCGATCAATTATTATCACAATGTTGGTATAGCATCTGTATTGTGTATCATAACCGTTCTCGGGTTACGATGGATCTGGTTTAGGCGCCCGGTCGAAAAAATCATTGTGGTCAAAGAAAAGAAGAATAATTGGATTTACTGGTGATCATTTTGGAGGGTCTCGTGCTCGCGAGGCCCTCTTAATTTATGCACATGTCGTAATACTTCTCCAGTAGCTTTCCAGTCTCGTCATCCAGTCGTTTGAAGTAAGCTTCGCTCACCTCTTCGTTGGTAACCATCTCAGGAACGGAGAGTGTTTTCCACACCTTGATGTCTTTCGGATTCCGGCTATCACGGTATGCCGGAACTTTCCCACCATTAAGCATGAACAAACCGCCGGTGCTTGCAGAGTATGGCCCGCCAGGAATCTTCTTCCGCTTGTAGTGCCCGATTTCCTGCCGACTTCCACTCTTGATTGTTGCACGCATGGTGTAATTCTTCGTGGTCACCATGGCGCTCTTTTTCTTTTTAGCTGTTGATGGTCCGGTTGGTCTGACTTTCGGACTCATTCCAAAGTGAAACGGAGTCAGCAATCGGCCCTTGTAAGTGATGGTGAAAGAAGCGATGGTGTCACCGGACGACAAACCGACACCAGCCTTGGCAAAACGATCATCTGAATCTGCACTGCCCCATGGCTTTTTGACACCTTTACCCGCCTTGGTCAGTTCAGACTTCTTGATGTTGTAATGAGATGACACTTCTTGTGCCACCCATGTAGGTGCTCTTTTTGCAAGGTCACGGACGACACGGTCTTCCATCTTTACGAGTTGTTTACCGTAGGTGTCAATGTCTACGAATATCTGAGGATCTATTGTTACTTTGACTGCCACATTCTCACCTCACGAGACCGCCCGCTACGATCCGGCCGAAGCCAGACCGCAACGGAAAGGAGCTTATATACCAACGGACGATTGCCCGATGATATTGAATTCACGAAAGAGAGCCTCGGTTTCCCGGGGCTCTTAATCGTGTACCGATATTCCCGCCCCGGTACCGGCGGGGGTCTGGCTCTACCAGATGTGATTTGGAGACATATACAGAAAAGCGCCGGAGCGGGAGTGAGTCGGCTTCGGCACTGGACTGTCTGCGAACAACAGCAAAGGCACTCGCCATCGGAGCGGGTGCCTTTTGCTGCGTATCCGTACAGAAGGAAACAAGAGAAAGGGAGGTGTCTTCGGGGTGGACCGCCCCGCATGCCCATGTTTTCATTATCTCACACTATCACATTACCACATTTTCTTTGCCCCTGGGGCGCAACTTTCGTCGTCCTCAGAAACAAAGAAACCTGCGGCAACGGCGACCATATAGATGAGTTTCGACTTCCATCGACCGTATGTGTGGCGATCCGCATAGTCGGGATACCGTGTACGGAACTGGATGTTCTGCCATACGGCTTCGCGGTACTCTGCAGGGATCTTCGCCCGTTGCTGGTCGATGAGGTCGTTTGCGCGAATCAGAGCCGCCCTCTGCGCCGCTTTCTGGCTCACCGGGTCAGATGTCCCGCCACCATGTGGAAGCCCGTCAGACGGAGCGGGAGCGGCATCTATGATGTTCTCCGCTTCTTCCTGGCGCCGGTAATATCCGCGGATGAACCACAGCGTTTGGCGGTAGACGTCTTCGGGCAGCACCCATCTGTTGCTTGTCGCTTGGTAGTCTCTCATGTTCTTGGCTTCTTCCCTTTCTCAGTTGGCTAAATAATCATCGCGATTCGGCTTCGTCTTTCGGCAATCCATCGGCGCAGAACCAATCCGCGTCAGGGACCGGGCAACGACAGCAATAGGGATATCTCTTACACTCTTTGCACCGGACAACGGGCACAACGTCTGCAGTTTCTGTTTCGTTGATAACAAGGAAAATCCCCGCCGTGTCCCATTCGTTCAACGGGCTTTTCGATTTGCGGTAAAAGTTCTTTTTCAGTTCGTCCACATTGACATATTCCGCCATCACTCTACCTCTTTGCTTTTTTCATTTCCTCGATTTCTTTCTCGTGACAGTCTTTGCATACCGCATATCCAATGCCACCGGAAGTGTGGTATTGAAGAGAGGTATAACTGTCTCCGAATTCGAGCATGGAGCCACACTGAGGGCATGTCACCATCTCCGTCATATCCGCACAGTAAGAACAACAGGACTCCGATATCCGCACCGAATCATATTTTTCGCGAGAGAAGTCCCACTTGAGGGCGAGTTGTGTTCTGCATTCAGCATTCATCAAAAACGCTCCTCTCTTTCGTCGCAACGAATTCCGCAATCTGGTCTGCAATAGCCTTGTGGAACGCGTCAGATATTACGTCGTCGCTTTCGATGATTTTCGTGGCACCATACATCAGTACGAGCGCAATGTCCGATTTTACCATTTTCCAATAGAGTTTGATGTGCTTCATCGTCTCTCTCCTTCTATCCTATGTGATATCCTTTGACCCAATCCCTGCTGTTCTGTGGTCGTGGGCCTTTTTCGTAATGTCTGCAGTTCTTGATCAGGCAACCGCGAGGGACGCCTGTGTCGTGGATATAGTTGCAGATGTTGTAGTCTCCGTTTCTGCTCCGATGCCTGCAGCCATAACATGAAAGCGGTTCTCCATGAGAGTCCCGCTCGAGATCATCTTCGATATATCCGGCATCTTTCGGAGCGGGAACAGGAAGCGGGACGTAATAGTCTTCCGGCGGTGGATTCCAAAGAGAGATGACCTTCTCTTCGATATGGAGCGGGATGCGATCCGAGTACCACCCGGACTCCAGTTGAGACATTCTTCCCTGAGTGATTTCCAGAACTTCAGCCGCCTGCTTCTGTGTCAGTCCCTGATCCATTCTAATTTTCTTCAGCTGCTTTGATGTCATCCGCTATCCTCTTGGCTTCTTTCTTCATCTTTTCTGCTATGTAAAGCACTTGCTCGGGGCCAATTGTTACTTCCCTACCCCAAACTATGCTTTCCTTTGCCATTTTGCATGCCAGCCGATAGAGAACACGGGTAGCATAGTTCAGTCCATCGTGAAGTCCACGCTCGTAATCACTCATCGGATCACTTCCTCCTTGCATAGTTCGAGTTGAATCCGAGGAAGTAGATCAACCAGTAGTGTTTCATTCCTCTGCTCCTTTTTGCTTATATGGTTCCGGCAGTGGCATCCATGCGCTGACCTCGTCAAGATCTTCGGCGTTCCACTCATCTGAACGCCACACATATGGGATGTTCGTGTCCGGATCAACACGTATATCTGTCGCAGTATCCAGCCACACCCGTTCAATCTGGTCTCCCCATATAGTAACGAGAACTTGCTGACCCACATCAGGCCACGTTGCCTGGTCTTCAGGGTCGAAAGCCTTCCAGTATCGAAAGACCCCGTTTCTCTCGGCGTCTTGGTGGGCTTTAGCGTAGCCTCTGGCGAACGCATTCGCCGACTCCTTTTCCAGGTCGGCTGCTATAATTACATTATCGCCAATAACCAAGTCGAGTTTGGCGATGATTGTTCCGTCCACGATAGCCTCAGCAGGGTTTTCGGCCTCTTTGTACTTGGTCTGCACCACATATGTTTTCCCCAGCTCGATATCATCTAACAGCCGGTCTTGCACGCTTTTCCACGCTTCGAGAAACTCCTTCTTTCCATGGAGTCCTTCGTGTATAAACATTCTAAAGGTCCGCTCGATTTTGAAAATGTTCATGGTTTCATCTCCCTGTTCGCCTCCTGTGCTGATCAGCGTGTGGACAGGTTGCCCAGTGCGGCCGGTAGCCGATGACCGTGTCCGGGTAGTTCGGGTCGTCCGGATCGTTCATTATGACTCCCCGGTATACTTTCCCGTCTCCTGTGACGCAGGTCTCTATGTTGTCTGGCTCTCCCGGTCCGCCCTCTATGATCATGCAGTCATAGCGGTTTTGACCTGGGTCGACCGGCATCAGCTTACCACTCTCCATCCGAATCCACCGGATCTCAGCACCGCAGCTTTTACACCGTGCCATAGCTCACATCTCCTCTCAAATATGCTTCTTTCCGTTCTTTATCGAAACAGACTCCGCATCTCTTCGAAGTCATCGTCTGCGATGGTCAAATCGATGCCCAGGGATTCCGCCTTCACGAGAAAGCATTGCTTCTTGGTACGGATCACCTCGTCCGCATTGGCGAATTCTTTCAGAATCTTTTTTGTTCTCTTTTTCAGCTTGCAGTATTCGAAATTGAAAATGCCGCTTTCCCAAGGCCTTTTTGCGTGAACATCATCAATAATGAACGCTGTTGAACACATGATGGAAATCGCTGCAGCAATGATCGAAGCCCATAAGAAGTTGTCGGCCGCCGAGCCTTCCTCTGTCACAGATACAATGAACAGGATCAACCAGATCCCGCTGAAGCATACCGATGTCAGCACAAGCGCTCCCCTTCGTTCTGTCATTCTGTTTCCTCCCTGCAGATTCTCACCCGCACCTTCTGGATGCGGTTTTTGTTGTCATATATCGGATAATGGACCGCTCCGATGATGTCTTTGACATATCTCGGGCCATCGTCCTTAAGCACTCCAGTCTTGACCAGAGCATCGAGGATGAACTTGTTCGCGCTCTTGACATTGTCGACATCTCTTCGGTTCTCACGTTCAAACCAATCGACGAACAAAACGACCTGCCCGTCATAGTGTTTCTTGAGGCTCCCTCTTTGCTGGGCATTTCGAATGCAGTACATGATTTGTCGTTCTGTCTCCTGCTTCAGTTTGTTCCCGGCATAGACATTGCCTCGATTCCTGTCGATCACTTGATTCAAAGATGGCAGTTTCGCATAAAGTTCAAAGCTGCCGACTGTTCTCAACGGTCCCATATATCTCCTTTCTAACCGCCGAATGGGGCTCACACGATCCCGATGTTGTTACCGAATTCAGATGGTGTTTTGACATCGTGTGAGATCCCACTGACGGGAGTAAATCAATGATGGGCTGATGCCTCAGAGGCTCGCTCCGGTGCACCGGTCACGATTCAGGCTGCCGGGCCCTGGGTGATCAATCCCGGCCCCGCCTCTTATCCGGCATGTTCCGCCAGGCATTCTCGTTTGGGCACATTTGACCTGCCATTGAGCAAGCACCCATCATCGATTCATTCACTTGTTAAAACGGCAGTTCGTCGTCTAAGTCGATACTGGAGAAGTCATCCGGTTCGGCACCCACGAACGATTGCTGCTGATAATCTTCTTGCCTCTGATATGCCATTTGCGGCACCTGCGTTCCGGCATGAGATTCTGACGCTTCCGGCGGAAACTCGGCGGGATTGTCCTTGGCGCCGGTCTCGTTCTTTGATCCGCAGAAACAGATGTTTGCTGCCACGACCTCTACGGCCTGACGTTTGTTGCCGTTGCGGTCTTCATAGTTTCGTGTCTGAATGGACCCTTGAATCGCAATCATCTGGCCCTTGCGGAACCATTTCGATACAAACTCTGCTGTGCCTCTCCAGGCAACCACGTTGATGAAGTCCGCCTGGCGTTCCTGTCCTTCCGGAGCATAGTTCCGGTCGACCGCTACGGTAATTGAGCAAACACTGATGCCGCTCTGTGTTGTCTTCAGTTCCGGGTCTTTCGTGAGACACCCGGTCAAAGCTACGACATTAAGCATTGGCATCCACCTTTGTGTACAGCTCACTTGATCCGTCCAGAATCGCCTCTTTCACCGGATCGGTGATGCGGAAGAGGTAGAGTTCATTGAGAAGATTGATCCACTCGTGGTGTTTCTCTCCGTCTTTTGTGTCTCTTCCGCTCGTATATTTGAAAGTCGCTCTGGTGTACTTGTCGAACCATGTGGAGTCGATGACCAGAACCATCTTCTGAATGTCAGAGAGTGTTCCGAACACTTCTGCGACCTGGTCGTCTTTGATACCCCAGCGACTTGCTTCCTGAAGGAAATGCGCCGTTGCTTCTTGGACATCGACCGTAACATATCGCCGGAGCATGAAGTCAAAGAGCTTTCCCATGATCTGCTCGTTCGACAGTTGCACATCCTTCGCAAGTTTCACATCGCCCTTGATGATCTGCCGGACGAAATCGGCACGGTCGGTGCAGATTTCCTCCATGATGACCATGGCCTCTCTGAACTTCTTCTGAGCTTCGATCTCACGGATTTCCTCAAGAGTCTTTTCCCGCTTTACTTTTTTTCGCTTTTTCAGAAGAACAATGGACCTGTACTGATCCATCCAGAACACGGGACCGTTATCATCTGCCGGAGCTTCAAACGCCTGGCACTCCTCGGCATTGTCCAGATTGACTCTGTCCACTTCTTCAACGCGGTCGCTGTACCGAGCGTTGATGAGCTTTTCCGGAGCCCGCTCGATGCCTGCAGCCTCAAGTTTGGCCATGACGATTGGTCTGTTTTTCTTCGCATTCTGCTCGCGAACGGCCTGGCTGACTCCCCATACGACGTCTCTCTCATCGTCAGCCTTTGAGAGGATCGCGTTTCGCTTCTCGATATCCTCGACCTTTTCCAGCATTTGCAACGTCCGGAGGTTGATCTGGAATTCTTTTTCCGGGTCAGTCATCATCTCCAACGTAGCCTTGTCGAGTTTGGCAAGTTCCAATCTGTGATTGACCGTAGTCTTGGAGAAGCCGGACTTCTCAGCGATGCTGTCGACACTTTCGCCGAGGTCGAGCATCAGCTGGAAACCAAACGCCTGCTCTGCAACGGTCAGGTCTTCCCGCTGCATGTTCTCCGCCAACATGATTGACACCTGCTCTGCACTTGAGAGACCGGTCACGACCTTGCATGGAAGATCGGCGCCGGTTGCTCCGAACGCTTCCTTCGCCGCTGCAAGGCGCCGGTTTCCGATGAGAACGTGGTACATCTGAACGCCTTGTTCTTTCACGGCACCACCTTCGACCGGGATC